CTTGTGGAGGGAATCTATCACTGTCAGTGACGGAAAGCCCCTACTTTGTCCGCAATGTAAAAACCCAGGAGACGAACTCCTGCTCTGCCGAAGCATCCACTCTTCGATGGGAATCCCACCCTAACTACTTCCATCACAATCCTTTCGGGAAAGTGACAGGTATACGAAGAGTCAGCCAATACATGCCAACGTTTCGGAGCACTAGTTTGACTTGACAATGTCCACTGCCGTGGACAACAAACCCTTTTAGTCCTCTACTAGCGCGGCGCTGAACCGCTAACTAGGGCAAGCCAAGGGAACAAAGCCAGAGGGGCGGACGAACCGAACCCCCCCAGACAAGTCTCGAGACCCCCACGCGTCTTGAATAGTAACATCAGAGCTGCTACTAGGCTCCGGTCGAAGCACTCCGGCCCCGCGAGTAAAACGAACTCGCCCGAAGACGTTCTCGTTCCGACGGAAGTAGACAAGCTTCCAAAGGTCCCTACGAGAGAGACCTGAAAGCTTGGCCATACGGTTTGTGATGAACCCCATTCCGTATCTGTCTGTGCCCGTGTCACAAGCAGACCACCATCGCTCTTCCGCGTCCGAATCAGACAACACATCGGATGACCAGGCGGAGCGAACCAGCTCGAAAGCCAATCGCGCCTCCCAACCGCTAACGACCGAGGCCGGATAACGGTAGCGACTCACACGCTGCCACCCCTGAGGGATATCTTTGCACTTCATCTGTGAGAATGAAAATGCAGGTAAATCGGGCTCGCTCCACTTCTCCAAGTAGAACAGCTCTCTAAACCACAGACCTGCGTCTGTAAGACTCTCCCTTCCGACCCTCATCCCCATCCCTCGTGTTAACGACCTTCTACAGCGACGAATCGCTGCCGAGTTTTCACAGAGGAAGAACGTGTCGAGTTGTACACGTTTCCTCCGGCCGAAACCCGGGCAAAAAGAGTTAAACCTACTCTTCAAGCTCGATATCTGCTCACAGAGCCGTTCCTTCGCCGACCAGACCGCCTTAGGCCTGACGAACGGAACTGCTTTCGACTTCTTCGCCGTGGCCTTGAAAAGACAGGAATTCAAACTGAAAAACCTGGAATCAACAAGAGTCTTACCACGGGAAACTGTGAGGCCACCTTTCTCGACGTTCTTAAACCACGAATCGGCCTCTTCCGAGCTAGCTCGGAAGACGATGTCATCGCCGTTTATCTTAACCGGCACGTCCCTAGGGACGCTGAATTTGAACGTCAAGTAGTTGACTAAACACAAGAGAGGGAATGAGGTCAACTGACCCATCAACTGCCCGCGAGCCTGCTGGCCCGCGTACCCCTCACACTCCAGTTGAGAACTGAAGATCTGAAGGGCGTGGGAACGAATACCGTCAGGTACCCTCGTGGCGTTCCCAAGCAGCCTATGAAAGATTGCGAGTTGTAGATAACTGTTCAAGTTGTCAGTAGCGGATTCGTAATCGCCACTGACAAAGACTTCGCCGGCCACGTGCCTGAAGTCCCTGAACCGCGATGCTTTGGCATCACCACGCAACAACCAATCATATTTGGATAGTCGATCGTACATGCTCTGGTGGAGTGGGCGTAAAGCATTGTCAATTCGGGGAGGAATCGAAATGACTCGCCACTTACCACCAGTCTCAATAGCCTGTACTCGGGACGCCCCACGATGCTTTGGAGCAACGGATTCAGTAACGTAGGAGCAAAACTCCTCCCGTGACCACCTCGCGTCAGCATCCAATCCTCTGCATCCTCCATCCTTCCGACCAGACTCGTAGCACGAGCTCGTCGGAAGAGTGCTCGTAGAACACTTATCCAGATAAGATCTATCCCAGCCAACTGGGAACAATCTGCTCACCTCACGGAGAGCAAACTGCAACAACGCAGGATCGGGAAGATCCTGAGGTGTAGTCATCTTCTCTACATAAGCCCCTACCTGGGGCGCCTCGCTCGGAATTACCTTCCGAAAGAGAAACAAGGAAAAGGCCAACGACCAACGACTCTCCGAAGAGAGTCGAGAAATCGCAGGCCGCCAAGAATGACAACCTCCCTCCAGAAGTCCACCAGTGAACTTCTTTAAGGAGGCCGAAGAGACGTCCGCAGGAATAGGAAGAGTGACTCCGTAGAGTCCCTCCAACTGTCCCACAAAGCGAACAAACCTCTCCTCGACCGAATCCTGAAAACGTGCAGACGTTTTACGACAGGATACCTTTAAAACCGCCATGAAAATGACGAGAACTC